CCGAGAGAGAGAGCCGAGAGAGAGAGCCGAGAGAGAGAGAGGCGAGAGGCGAATAATAATAGGCAGGCGAGGCTATTCGCCTGCCTGCCTGCTATGCTTGCCTGCCTGCCTATGCTATGTTATTTCACAGGCAGGAAGGATATTTCTACAGGAACACTTTCTACTAATTCCTGCAGGAAAGGAACCGCCTTGCCATCCTGTACCGCTGTGATTATATGTTCGCCATCAGCGGTATAACCGCCTGCATAGCGCAGGCATATTTCGCGGTTCAGAGGCAAGTCTTTCAGCAGGAACACTTTACCTTGCGCATTAGGATTAGGTTCTAAGGCAAGTATGCATTCCTGCTGAAAGGTTCGCGCAATTTCTAAGGCGGTATCCTTATTCAGATACGCCTGTGCTAAGTCAAGGTGTACCTTGCCGTCGCTATCTACCCATCCACCTTGAAGTGGCAAGGCATTTGTTTCAATAGGCGCGGACGCTATATAGGCAGGAATTCCTGCCTTCAGCAGGCGGTATACGCCTGCAATCGTCAAGTATCCTAACTGCTGAGTATTGTTTCCCATACTGAGATTATACCCACATTCACAGCGTTTTTGAACTGTTAGAAATACGGGTTTTTGAGAGTATCCTATATAGCGCACACGCACACGCACACGCGCACGCGCGTATATACCCGTATTTGTATGTGTGTGTATGTGAGAGAGAGGCGAGGGACGCGCTTGCGTCCCTCGCAATTATCAGAGGAAAGGCGTGTGGGTAGGGACGGGTGAGTATACTCGCCTTGCATAATCCCACAGCACAGCCTGTATTTGATACGGAGGAACAGCAGGTTCTAATTCGCGAATGGCAGGATATATCCTGCTATGCCATTCGGCATAGTGCTGAAACAGGTGATTTAGGGATGGGATAGGGAAGTAGTCTCGCAGGATACGGCACATAATCGCGTCTAATGTAATGACACCTGTGTCTAATAACAGGTTCCGAGCGAATGCTCGCACCTTAGTCAGCGGTTCCCCGTATAAGTAGCAGTGTACCTGTTCCTCAGAGAGTGTGAGAGCCTGCTGTGCTGACTGCCAATTAGCCGATAGCACGCCATTAGGCTTAGGCTTGCCATCTAATAATAGCACGAATGCCTTGAGATTGAGGCTGACAGATGTACGGGGGGACAGTCGCGCGAATGCTATGCAAGCATTCGCGAAAGGGACGCTATACAAGTCGCAATAGCGTCCGATGAGACGGCTGTGAGCCTCGTAAAATTGTCCGCTTGCCCGTGCTTTATTATTGCGCACGGCTTCCGAGTATACGGCTTGCAGTCCAATCATAGTGTTTCACCTCTGAAGGAATTATACCTTACCTCGCGCCTGCTTGCACACTGCTAATTGTGCGAGATTTCGGACTTTCGGATAGGAAGTAGCAGGTGCAGGCGGAGCCTGTAGGAATTACAAGGGGGGCACTGCGTGCCTGTGTATGTGTGTGTGTGTAGGTGTGTGTGCGAAAGCCCCCCGCCGAGTGGCGAGGGGCGCGGTAGGAGAGGTTAGCGGTTAGCAGGGGCAGGCAGTTTGTATGCCCCCGTGCGCGGTTTCGGCTCGCGGCGTTTGATGGCGTAGATGGTGTCTACGCCGAAGGGAGCCTGTATAGACTTCGCGGTGTCGCTGAACGGGCGCAGGTATAGCACATCCCCGTATAGGGTATACAGGTCGCGCGGTAGGTGTGCCTTATGCAGGGGTATGGCGATGAATTTTTCAGGGTGATTGAGGATATATCGCAACCCCACGACAGGTACACAGCCGACTACCGTCAGGGCGTCGGCGAGTTCAATAAGGCTCGGCAGTAAGACCACGAAGTGGTCGTCCGACAGTCGCTCGCACTGCTCGCGTATAAAGTTCAGCATAGTGTTCACCTCTGATTGTATTATACCCCATCTCGCGCAATTTTTCAACTGTTAGAGATACGGGATTTACCCCGCCCCCGCTTAGCGCAGGGGCAGGGTGAATTCGGGGTAGTACCCCACAAGGTTCGTATAGCGGATAAGACCTTCCTCTGAGAAGCAGGTAATAGTAAGGGCTTCGGTAGCGTGTTCGCACGGATACGGCACGACAGGCGGTTCCTCAGAGATGAGTAGCCCTTCCACTGCCCCCGCTTTTTCGTAGGCTACCCACCGATAGTTCGGAATGTGTTTCACTACTTTCGGCAGGCGGTCGGACTTGCGGTTCGGGTAGGTTCGGACGCACATAATGCGCCGATAGGGATAGCCGTGTTCGGTGTCGCGCAGGATGGGGTACACTTCAACATACGGCAGGCTCCCCCACCCGATAAAGATACGGTAGGCGTCGTCTCGGCTGATAGGCGAGGTCAGGAAGTAGAGATGTCGGCGCGTGTTGATTAGCGTTAGCGTAGTCGCCTCTGCAACAGGCGGTTGCAGGTTGCGGAAGATATGCCGTGCATAGGTGTTTTCGTCTGTGCGCACAGCCCACTGCTTGCGCACCCGTATCAGATACTGCTTGCCCTGCGGAAAGATTTGGGTCTGCATAGTTTTCACCTCTGCTGAGATTATACCCCATCTGCGCCCGCTTTTCAACTGCCAAAGATACGGGATTTGATAGGCGTCGCCTGCATAAGGAACGCGCACGCGCAGGCGCACGCACGCGCGTAGGCGCGTAGGTAGACAGTGCGTGTGTGTGTGTGTGTAAGAGGTGAAAGCCCCGCCCCGCTGACGGCGAGGCGAGGCAGGGCAAAGAGCAGGGGGAGAGTTAGTCGGTAGAGGGGAAGGTGATGTCCGCAGGCAGGGACTGCACTTCCCCGATAGGCTCAAAGCGCAGTTCCCCGTCGGCTTTGGTGAGGAGATGTGTACCGTCGGCGACATAGAGACCCTCATAGCGCAGGGATAGTACCTTGTTGCGCATAGTATCCTGCAGTAGGTACACCCGCCCCGTCGCTTCGGGGTTCGGGGTGATAGAGATGATGAATTTCTGCCCGAAGGCGCGTGCTACCTGCAGGGCTGTGTCCTTTGACAGGTAGACGCAGAACACTTCGTAGGGTAGATTGCCCTCATCATCTTTCCACCCCCCGCGCAGGGGTAAAGCCCCGCCCACTTCGGGGGCAGAGGCGATGTAAACAGGAAGCCCTGCCCGCAGAATAGTGAGAGCGTCGGAGACGCTCAGAAAACCCATCTGTTCAGCCGTTAGTGTCATAGTGTTCACCTCTACTCTCATTATACCACACCTCGCCCGCGCTTTGCGCTGTTAGATGTACGAGGTTTGATAACATAGATGGTGTCCGCCCCGAAAGGGGCGTTCAGGGCATAGGCGACATTTATGAACGGACGCAGATAGACCTCATCTGAGGGCAGGGGCTTGGGAAGGTCGTTGGATAGGATGGCGGTCGCCTCATACTTAGGGTCATTCAACAGAGACTGTAGTCCCTGCACAGGGTAGACCCCCTGCTCGGTAAGGAGCAGGGCGTCGGCGTTGCGTATGTCGGACGGCTTCAGCGTCATAACTACTTCCCGTGCGTCGGCTGTGAATAGTTCAATTGCTCTCATAGTTTCACCTCACTTAGAGACAGGCATAGAAGAGAGGAATGGTGAAGTTAGCGTGATAGCCCGTAAGGTCGGCATAGCAGATACTATCCTCTTCATCAGAGGCAGTGATAAGGTAGGCGTCAGAAGTAAGGTCGGCGGTGTAGATAGCGTTGGGTTCCTCAGAGATTAGTATACCGTGCTTCTCGCCCCCTACCTTCTCATACACCACCCAACGGTAGTGGTTCAGATACTTCGCCACTCTCGGCAGGCGCGTAGACTTGCGGTTGGAGTAAGTGCGGACGCAGAAGGTTCCCCGATAGGGGTTGCCCCGCTCCACATCCTCTACGATGGGGTAAATCTCCACATCAGGGAACACACTGAAGGCGTTGCGGATGGCGTCGGCGTCTATAGGGCGAATGTGAGAGGTGAAGAGTAGCAGGGCGCGAGGCGTATTGACCTGCACGATAGAGGTCTCCTCTAACCCTGTCCACCGCAGGTTGCGCAGGATATAGCGTGAGTAGTATTCGGTAGACAGGCGAGTAAGCCCCTCGCGCTTGGCTATCCGAATGACATAGCGACTGCCCCGCTCAACGGGCTGTGCCTGCGTCTGTGCTTCAGTCTCAATCATCAGTTCCATAGTGTTCACCTCACATCTCTGAATACGGTTGGTGGGGCAGGGGAGTTCCCTGCCCCTGCTCATCTTACTGTGCAAGCACCCACTCAAGGAAGTCAACAAGGGGGTGAAACACGGCGAAGAACGGCGCGTCGGTTTTCACGGTCAACATAGCGTCGCCGTCGGCAAGCAGGGGGCGGATGGTGGCAACCCCGCCTTCGTTGTTGACCTTGAAGATTTCCCACACGGCTTCCTTCGTCGCGCCCGCTTTGGTCTCCCACTCCTTCAGGCGTAGGTCGCCTTCCACGAGGTAGAAGTTCAGGGGGGCAGAGGGGGCTTCGCGCTCCACCTTGCCCATAATCCCGCCGTAGAACAGCGCACAGTATTCGCACTGTGGCAGAGGCTCAGGGCTGAAGTATAGGAAGTAGGGGCGGAATTTGTCGTCGCGGATAAAGCGGAGTTCCTTGACCCGCCACCGCTCATACTTCTCGCCCTTCGGCGCACCCACCGCAAGGGTGCGGTTGGGTAAGACGATGAGGTAGAAGTCAGCAATCGGGTTGCTCCGCAACAGGTCAGTCAGGTAAACGGCGATGTCGCCTGCGTCCGTCGTACTGAATGGGCTTTTGTACCGTACACTCACAGTTCGCATAGTTCGCACCTCCACCTACATTATACCCCATCCTGCGCCAAAAGTAAACTGCCAAAAGTGCGAGTTTTCGCACTTTGGGGGTTAGCAGGGGAAACGCAGAGGTGTGCGAAAGTGTGCGATAAGTCCCCCGCTTTGAACCTACTCTACATTTGATATGCTGTTGATAAGTGTTTGATATGTCGTTGATATGTCCGATAAAAAGAGGGGGGCAGTCCGTTGCCCCCCGTCTATGTTCGCCCCCGCTCATCTCACCAATTCTGAAAGAGCGACAGGCGAAAGTTGGGAAGTGGCAGATTATAGGTGTTTCGTAGGTAGGCGAAGGCTATCCCTACGGCGTCGCAAGCGTGTTGGAAGTGCCCTTCGCCATCGGTTCCGCCATAAGCGAAGTTGAAGATATTGAAAGAGTGGGCTATGACTGAGCGTTTCTCAGCAGGGGGCGACTGCTTGTAGACCTTCGCCTTCGCGTTGGGGTGTATCAGGGCAGGGGTGATACCCCGTGCAAAGGCTAAGCCTGTATACACCCCTGCTCGGTACACTGCCTCAGCGGAAGGGCAGAACCCACTCTCTATGCACACCGTCGCCTGCTTCGGAAGGCGTCGGAACAGGGTCTTAGCGAAAGCGAAATCCTCATCTTTCGCTTCCAACACTACGCCCCAAGCAGGGGTAAACAGGGCTACGCCCGTAGTCTGCCCTGCGTCTATGGCGCAAAGCAGGGGAAGGGGTAGGTCTATGGCGTCCTTCGGCGGTCGCCCTCGCCGTCGGTGATACACTTGACACCGTTGAACGGTGGGTTCCTCAAGTAGGTTGCTGACCCAAGCAGGCAGTCCCCTCACTACCCCTCACCCCCTTGCGCAGGTGTGTGGTATGGCTCAAAGTAGCCGTCAAAGTGGGCAGGCAGATGTGCAAGGTGTTCGTCCCTGATGAGGATACGCCCGTGCTTTTCGCGCAAGGCGTGGAGCAGGGCTATGAAGGTGTCAAAGTAATCGTCAACAGTAGACAGATTGAGCGTTGCGATTTCGCCCTTCGCCCCGACTATCTGCAGTCGCTTCCCGTTCAGGAAGTAAAGCAGGGCGTGGAGCGGTTCAGGCTCAGACATCGGTTCCGCCTCTAAGTGTAGCAGATTGTAGGGCTTCATCATACTCATAGCCATCTTCATCACCTCGCAGTGAAAGGTTGCCCCCCGCTGTTAGCAGGGGGCGGTTGTGCTTAGCCGAAGAGTTCGTCTTCGTCTTCGCCGTCGGCGTCGTAGTCGTAGTAATCCTGCCAATCTTCCTTGTTCTTGAAGCGTTGGATGGCAGTGCTGACAAGTTCGCTGACCAATTGGCGGACTTCGCTGTCGTCGTCTACAACCACTACACGGTCGCAGAATTCCTCTACCAAGTCAGGGTAGTAGACAAGGGAGTTCGCCTGCTTCGCAGAGGCATACTTGCGCAGGTAGGCGTAGCCCTTCTCAAAGGTGATGAGTTCGTCGGACATACCCCGCTGAAAGGCGCGGACTACGGCTTCCTTCAGTTCGTCGGACAGGCTCGGCAGTTCGCCTGCAGTAGCAGGGGCAGGCTTCGCCTTACCGTTGCTGTTGCGCTTAGCGGTCTCCTTGCTACCGCCGTTGCCGTTGCCGACTTCGGTCAGTCCCTTCTCATAGAGGAACGCCCCGATACCCAAGTAGCGACAGGCGCGTTTCACGGCGTCGGTCTCGGCGGACTTGATAGCGGTCTCCACATCGCCGTTGCGGATAGGCGCAGTGCCGTAGCCCTCTACTCGCGTATCCCCTGCTACCACTACCGCCCGCACTGCTACGGTGTTCTCATAGAAAGTCGGCGGTGCGAAGCCGATAGAGTAGTTCATACCGAATACTTCCTGTAGACGGCGAAGCACTTGGGGCAACTCAATATAGTCGCCGTAGATAACGGTATCCCCGCGCTTCGCAATCACGCGCTGTTTGGTAGGCATTTCAGCCCACAGTCGGTCAACAGGGTTCGCAATAGCAGTCTCGGTGTTCACCTGAGACACTTCAGCGTCAATCATCGGGTGCTTCATCTTAGGCATAGTAGACCTCCTATCAGTTAGTGTTGTTGCTCTCAGCAACCATCGTTGTTGTCTCATCAACAACCGTCTCTGCGCCACTGCTAACCCCCAATACGGCGTCAGCAGAAGAAAGGTTCCCAAGCGGTGTTATCTGCAACAGTCGGGCGATTTCGTGCTTTCGCCCCCAATTCACAAGCAGGGCGGAGTATTTGACCACCATCGTCTGCTCATCATTCAGGTTGTTGATGATGTCTTCCATTTGCCCCGCTTCCTTCGGGTGTATAGGCAGACCCTTCCAAGTGCCCGCGAAGAAGTCTAAGTCTCCTACGACTATCGGCAAGCGGACTTCTAACAGGGACACGATAGCGTCCGCTGTCTGCATTTCCTGCAGTAGGTCAGTTATCCTCATCGTCGTCATCTTCATCACCCCACATCAGACGGTTGCGCTCATACTGCCGTCCCCACTGTATCAGCAGGGCGGAGTAGTTCACGACAATCTTTTCCTGCTCGGTCAGGTTATCAGCGACTTCGGAGAGGTTTACTTCACTGAGAGGTTGCCCTCTCCAAGTGCGCTTGGACAGGTTCAGGTCGCCCACAACAACAGGCGCACGCACGGTTAGCAGAAACTGAAGCGCGTCCTCTACGCGCTGAACCTCAGACAGTTTGACACTGACAGTCATAGGTCTCACCTCATTCAGCAGACTTCGGAAGTAGTCGTTGAGCCTGCTACCCATATGATACCACACCCGCTCCCGAAATGTCAAGCCCTGACGCAGGTAAAAATAACAGTTTCGGGGGCGTTCAGGTAAAAAGCAGGGCAACCCCCCGCTCACTCTGCTTCCCTTCCATCCCCCCTTTACCGCATAACTAATGTTTTCACGGAGCGCGGGGGAGAGGGGGGTAGGGGGGTGAGGGGGTTCTCTTCAACAGCACTGCCCCCTGCTCACTGAAAGTTGAAGCACTACTCTCAGTTCCCCCCTAAAAACCCCCCTATAGAGTATATATACTCTATAGGGGGTTATATATATCTATCAATAGCACTCTCTATGAGAAGCAAAGATATTGCTTCTCATAGAGAGTGCAGATAGGAGATAGAGACATACTGTCTACCGAAAGAAAAGAGAATACTCTCTTTTCTAAAATAGCAGGGTTAGAAATATCAACATACACCTTGCTATCGCAGGGGTGAGAAGGCAAGCAGGGGTTGCCCTGCCTGTCCTTTGTTTGCCCCCTGCTCGGTTTGTGTTTGTGTGCCCCCACCCCCCTTGCCCCCTCCCCCGCAAAAATACAAGTTTTGGTGGGGGGACTTGACAAAGCCGTCGCCGATGTGGTATGATGTTTGCGGGAACTTTCCCGACGCGAGTTTCGTAAACACCGATGAGGTGAGCAGATGAGACCGACAATCGCTAATGGAAGCATTCGGACTGAACGCAAACCGCGCCGTGCTGAAGAAGTCCTTCAGCAGGGTATCGTGAGGGCTTTGTATGGGTGCGGGGAGAACAAAGCCCCTCAGCCGAGCAAGTGGAACACGCTAACGGGTGTTCACCCTACGGCTCATACTGCTCAGTTTGTGGGCGGTGTTGTAGCCGATGGGGTCATCGTCATAGATATTGAAGGGCGACGGAAGCAGGGCTACTATCAACATCTGTCTGACGCTGAGTGGGCGGAGATGATGGAGCAGGTGCGCCTGCTAATGGAAGGGCAACCTTATGTTGTCTACACCGCCTCTACGCCGTCAGGGGGACTACACATCGCTATCAGGGTAGACGACCGCTTGCGCTTTGACCGTTCCGTCCGTAAGACAAACGCCCTGTGTCTTACCTTTGACCTGCTCCCTGCGGGCAACAACATCGTCATAGCAGGCGACGGACGGCAGATACACCTACTTCGCCCTGTCGCCAACGCGACCCCCTTTGACCCTACTGAGGAACTTGTCCCCCTGCTGTTGAGGGAAATTCCCCAAGCAGGGTTTGAAGATAGCGAACTGTTCCGCCCCAACCCCTTCGCAGAGGGCGGGCGTAATGAGAACCTCTACCGCTTCCTTCGTGCCCTGAAAGCGCGGGGCGTTTTCGGGAACCCCCTGAGCGACGAAGTGTCGGACTTAGACTTAGAGTTGGTGGAAGCGGTGCTACCTTACCGTTGTAAGCCCTACTACGATGAGCCGTTCCCCACGCACGCGCTAACGCAGGCGCACACCTTAGACTTTGAGGAACAGTTGGAGCGGTTATCCGACCTGTCCGTTTTTGACCACAACCGACGCCTGCTAAGGAAGTATGTGGTCTCCTACAACGGCGAGCGGTTGCGGTGGGAGAAACAGCGCAAGGAACCTACCCCTACCCCTGCTATGGATGAGGATACCGACTTCGGCGGGTGGATGACTATACTGCCTGCAACCGAAGTGAAGCGGATGGTCATCCCTGATGATACCGATTTGTTCTCCTTCCTGCGCAGGGAACACATCACCCTACTGCACGCGCCTGCTAAGACGGGGAAAAGCACCTTCGCTTATCAGTTAGCCGAAAGCCTTGCTTGGGGTATCCCCTTCGCGCCGTTGGGCGAACAACCGACTGTGCCCTGCAAGGTGCTTTACATAGACTTAGAGAACGACTATCGGCACATTCAGAACAAACTGTGGCTACCGTCCCCGAACCTGCAAATAGCACGGGTCAATCCGCAACAGTTGATGTTGCTCACTGCCGACAACCTTTACCACCTGCTGAGACATCATCTTACAGGGGGCGACTACGATGTAGTCATCTTTGACAACATCTTCCGTGTTGCGGGGGTAGACCTCAACAAGGCTGAGGATGTATCTCGGCTGATGATGATGTTTGAGGGTGTGGCGCGGGAATTCGGTTGTGCGATGTTCCTCATCCACCACAGCCGAGAGGATAATATGGGTACATTCAAAGCCTTCGGTAGTGTCGTCTTTCAGAACATCCCTGCTTTCCTGTTGGAACTGCGCCGTGTGCCCGATACATCGCAGGCAAAACTGAAAGTGCGCGGGCGCGGAGACGGCGATATGGAAGTGCGGTTGGACTTCCGCGACGGACGCTACTTCCCCTGCCGAACCGAAGTGCTGTCGTCGGTAGAACGGCAGTTATTGCAGAGCCTGAACCGCGACGGCGAAATGAGGTTAGACGACCTGCTGTTGCTCTACACTCGCCCCACTGTGCGCAGGCTTGTGGAGAAGGGCTTAGTGCGGAAGGTGGGCGACAGGGTGAAACTGACACAGGCGGGTAAGGAAGCCCTGCTTCCCGATGAGGGACATCCCGTGTGGAACCTCTATGCTACTCTGCGACACCTACCTGAACTGCCTGTGCCTTACAACAACCCACCTTTCGTCTTTTGGTTCTTCAGTGAGTTTGAGGAACTACCGACAGCAGACGACTATGAGCAGTTTGCGCCGACCTTCACAGAGGAGCAGGCGGACGCCCCTGAGCAGGAACTGTTCCCCGACCCTGCCACGCCTGCCCCCCTCTGTGAAGATGATGATGGCGACGACGACCCCGACGGCTCTCCTTCGGGAACCTTTTCGGACGAAACTTCGTATGTAGAAGAGGAGACGCCGATGGATGAGATAGAAACGCTGTTGGACATATTGCCCGAAGACTTTCATCACGCACACCTCATAGGCGATGGGGCAGAAGACGAACTTTCCTCTTCTGCCCACTCTTTCCCCCTTGAGGAGCCTGAGCAGGTAGCCCCCGCTGATGAACCTGCTAAGACCGCTGTATGGCACATCTTGGAAGATACTAAAAGGCGGGTGGTCTACTTGAACGGTGTGCGGAAGCACGCTACCTTCCGCGTCTTAGAGAAGCGGGGCGAGGTAATGAAGGTAGTGGAGCGGGGCGAGGGGTTCAAGTATGATGAGAAACGGCACTTCATCTGTCCGCAGTCTGTGCTTGGCGGACGCTTCTTTGACAAGTATGAGCCTATCGCCTTTGACGACCTTATCGTTGGCACTTTAGATGTGGAGACGCCGACGCTTCAGTCGGGCGACGACGCGGAGATATTGGTAGTCGGAGCGGGCGTCCGCTACCCTGACGGTAGCGTAGAGGACGCCTACTTTGACGACATCTACACAGCCCTGCTGTGGCTGAAGCAGAGGGGCATACACATCCTTGTCGGGCACAACCTTTTCGGCTACGATATGAGGCTCCGACCGTCCGAGTGGGAGCGTGCGGGCGGACTGTTGCGGAAGGCGTCCTTCCGTCAGGAACAGAACGAATACAAAGAGTATGCCTACTACGCCTTTCCCGAATTCGCTGTTGTGGACACCTTCCTGCTGTCCTTCAAGGCGGAGCAGATGGGTATCTTCAAACCCGAAGAACGGGGTTTACACAACCTCGCACGCCTGCTTGGTGTTGCAGAGCGTGAGGAAAAGGCGGAGTGGGGCGAGATACACACCGACATAGAGAAGGTCAAAGAGCGACTGCGGGGCGACCTACTTGAAGCGATAGCCGTGTTCCGCACGATATGGCGGAACCTGCACCCTATCCTGCTTTTCGTTCCTGTCAGCATTCAGGACTTGTTCCTGAAAAGCACGGGTAGTTTGGTCTGCTACATCCTCATCAACGAAGCCCTGCGAGCGGGCGAGCCTATCCCTGCGCCGAAGGAGAAGGAGCGGTATGAGGGCGCGTTAGTCTACGCGACCGACGCGGGGGTCTACTACAACATCATCACCGCTGATGTCGCCTCTCTGTACCCCTCCATAATGTTGCAGGAAGAGGGTTGCTCTCATCCCCTTGCACGGGCGAAACTGAAGGAACTGACTGAACTACGCCTGCACTACAAACGCCTTGCGAAGCAGGGCGACGCTGAGGCGAACGCACTGCAGAACGCCTTGAAGATACTCATAAACTCCTTCTACGGCTTCTACGGCACGGGCGGACTGCCGTTCAACGATATGGCGGTGGCGTCCAACATCACTGCGAAGGGCAGGGAACTGTTGTCTAAGATGATGGAAAGAGCGCGGGGTGTGGTGGTGGAAGCGGACACCGACGGTATCATCGTTTCCCTGCCTGCTTTGCCGACCGCCGACGACCACCGCTTCTTTGAGGGACTACTGCGAGACGAAGGGTACACTATTGAGACGGCGCAGTATGACGCCTGCTTGTTGCGGGCGATGAAAAACTACTCTCTGTTCACTTTTGAGGATGGCGAGTGGAAGGCGAAGGTGGTGAAGGGTTCCTCGCAGAAAAGCAGGGCGCGAACGGACGCTGTGTTGGAACTGACGCGCCTGCTACTCAACGACTTCCTGACTAAGCAGTTTTCGGTAGACCGAACGGTTGCGCATATTGAGAGGCTTCTTTATGAACATCAAAAGCACATCAAGTCTGAAAAAGTCTCGGAAGTTTCTAAAAACCGCCGAGCGAGCCTGCTGTCCGACGCGGACATCTTGGGCAGTCGGTTCTACTACTACTTCACCGTCGGCACAACCAAGACAGGCAAGTATTCCTATCCACAGAAAGGGACTGCCCGTGTTAGCAGGCGCGGGGCGAAAGATGAAATGATGGCTCCGCCGAATTTGCAAAAGCACGCTGAAGATTTGCTGAATGTTGTGCAAATGTACGCAGACATCATCGGCAAAGACACCTACGGCGAAATCAAACAGCGCGTCAAAGTCCTTATACCACCTGCTGATAAGTGGGTGAGTATGTGGCAACAACGGGAGGCATAGATGGAAGTCAGAAACCCACATCTACTTGAGCGACTGAAGCAGGGAGTGTCGTATACCGTAGTGATGAACTACGGTGTATGCCAATACCGTATCTACCTGCAACTGCAGGCTCCTAAGAGCCTTGTTTTCCCTGAACAATTACGAGGGCTAATCCTTCATAAGTACCTTGAGAAGGTGATGAAGGGCGAGCCGTTGCCTCGCGTCTCTGAAGCCGTCCGCTCTGTGCTTCACTTGGAAGACCGAGCCGATGTGGTGCAGAACCGCACTACTTTCCTGTCTACGGATGAGAAGATAGAGTTTCTCCATAAAGTGAAAGAGGAACTGCCGTCTTTCATCCGCGCCTGTGAGGAGAAGAAGGCGGACTTAGAGGGAGCGGGGGTGTCCATCGTCAGTGCCGAGCGGGGCTACGACCTTACCCTAACGCAGGAACATCCCCCTGCTACCGTCCGCATTTCCTGCCATCCCGACCTCATCTTGGCGGACAAAGACGGCTTAGTCGTCGTAGACCTGAAGACAGGTAAGACTGCAAGGAACTCACTCTACGGCGACCAATTAGTCCTCTACGCTTCCATCTTAGAGCGGTTGTTGGAGACGCCGTGCCGTAGGATAGAGATTTGGCAGTGGGACGGGAACGGTATCACTACCTACTCGCGCGACCTGACGGATTGGGAGAAGACTTCCGTGCTGTTGCGCCACGCGCACATCGGTAGTGTTATTCAGTCTAAGGTGGCGAAGTTAGAGGACGGCGCGACGCCGAGCAAACTGTTCCGCCCCAATACTCGGTCTCGGTTCTGTAATGAGCGTTCTTGCTCTTACCACCACCTTTGCCCGTTTTTTGCCGAGAAACAACGACGACAACAGGAGGTAGACACAGATGATACAGAACAGTAAGTTAGTGATATTAGAAGGCGTAGAGGGCGTCGGTAAGACCACGCTTATAGAGCAACTGAAGTCCGAACTGTCTGATGAGATGAGGAAGGCTGTCGCTTTCATTCACGAAGCAGGCGTGCAGGGGCTTCCGTATGTTCACCGAGAGCCGACCTATTGGTTCCGCCGTCTCAGGCTCTATGTGGATGTGCCTTTCCTGCTTGGCGAGGGGATGTTCCTCATCGCTGAGCGGTCTTGGCTCAGCGGGTGGTGTTATGAACCGCGAATGTATCAGCCTATGCTGATGAGTATCATCTATCGGGGCATAGGGGTTGCGCCTGAGAATGTCTATGTGGTTGTCATACAGCCCGAAGAGTGCCCTGCCGAAGATGACCGCGTGCGCCTTGCGTATGAACGCTACGGCGAACTGATAGCCTACGGCTCGCCGTTAGGGGAGCAGGTGGTAGGTGTGCGAACGATTGAAGAAGCGAAAGACTTCATTCTGCGCCTGCTACAACAACACATAGAGCGAGGTAAAGACGATGAGACAGAGACGACCGACGCTAATGCCCCTGTTTCGGGATAAGGGTTGTGTGCCGTTGCAACCGCTGAGGGAGATAGAACTCAACTACACTATCTCCCCCCTTGTGGCGATACGGATACACTTGCCGTATGAAGGGGTAGACACACTACTTATGGTAGACACCGACCTTCCGATAGGCAACCTTGCCTACATCAAGGGCGTCCCCCTGCTCTGCAATAGTACGCCGTACAGGGTAATCCTCTGCAAGGATAAGGTGCGCCCAACGCCCTACTTCTTCAAAGAGCGGGGCTTCACCTTCGGGCACGAAAACATCGTAGATGTGCAGGACGCAGAGGGCGACCCCCTTATCCCCGACATCGTTATCCGCTTCGCTCACTCTAACTACCAACTGCTCATCAACCGCAGTCCGTTTACGGTGAAAGTGCTTATAGACGGCGACGATGAAGCGGAAGCGGGGGTGGCTTACAAAGGACAGCAGATAGCGATGGAAGCCTTAGAGTGTTCCTTTTCCATAGTCGGGAACCTGTTAGTAGACCACGACGAACAGCCTTCTCTCTCTTAGTGGAACCCAAAGCGCGGGGGTTATCGTCTATATGGATAGGGTGAGAGGATGAAGAAACCCATAAAGATACCGAAGGTGCGTCCCCGACGGGTAGGGCGGACGCGGATGGTGCGGGCGAAGGGCGTCCGTATGCCTTATGACGCGGGGCGTCGTCCGCTTCCACAGCAGGGGCGTATGTCCTTGCCTTACTTACGACTGAAGGAACTGAAGGAGATGGAGAAAATCCTGAAAGAGTTTGGGAAGCAAATCAACCCTGCTAAAATGATGATACCGCAGAACCCCCTGCTTGGGCGAAGTTTGCAGGGGACGATAGGTGGACTAAAAGGTGTGCGGGGTTTGCCCCCGTTATAGGACGGTGATAGAGATGATGTCGTTGCTCATACTGACCGTGTTCCTCGCCCTCTTCTTGGGTATCTTTGACAAGATATTCGGACGCCGAACGCCTCGCGAAGTGTTGCGTATGCGACAGCGAAGCGGGGCGTTGAGTGATGAGGCTTGGAACTCCTTACAGGAATTTGAAAAGCAATTCGGGACGCCTATCGCGCTGATAGCCCCCGTGCTGTCTGCTTTGGACACCCGTCTTGACAGTTTCACTCGGCTTACCCCTTCTGCTTACGCTTCTCAACGCCTTGCTACTATTGAGCAGGCGGGGGCGATGGAGCGAGACTTGCAACGGCAGGCGCAGGCTATGCAGGCTTCGGGCTTTCGGGGCAACAGCCTTGCCCGTGCTATGTTGGGCGCACGGATGGGGACGATGATGAACAAAGAGCGGATGTTGGCTGACCTTGCTATGCAAGAACAACTGTTAGACCGAAAGGAGAGAATGACTGAACAGCAATTGCGCGAAAGCGTAGCCCAAGACCGCTTCAATCTGTTGATGTCGTTGCGAAGTGGGTTGCAGGAACAGGCGGTGAAAGGTGGGTCTTTGGCTATGCAAAGCGCACTACAAGGCGAGCAACTTGCTTCTCAACAGATGATGGGGCTTATGCAAGGCATAGGTAGTTTGGCGGGGGCGTATGCGCAGTACCGCCAAAACCAAGAAATGTTGCGCACTATGCAGGGGTTGTTCCAACAGCGGGGGGCTTCGCCTACGCCGTCTGCCCCTGCTTCTCCTCCCGTTTCTCTTCCTTTCTTCAATCCTGCTTCCCGTATTGTGTTTTAGTATAACTTGGAGGTAAAACAAATGGACATCGGAACGATTATAGCGGGACTGAATGCGCTTGGGGGTCTTTTCGGCGGGAACGACCCTATCTCTATGACGCCTGCTCAGGCGGAAGAGGAGAAGCCAAAGAAACAGCAACAAATGCCGATGAACCCAATTTTTATTCTGCCCAACCAAACGCCCCCGATGGGTCTCGGTGTTCCGCCTGCTTTACCGCTTGGGGGTATGCTTGCTAACAATATGCTTCCACAGCAGAACCCTGCTCCTATCTTTCCTTCTCTGTTAGACCTTTACCGCCTTTACTACGGTCTGCGCTAAAAAGCGGGGGTGAGTGAAGATGGACTTGCAAGGTTTGGGAGCGTTTCTGACGGCAATAGGGGGCTACTTTTCCGCTCAAGCAGGGGCTTCGGCGGGCAAACTGCAGGGACTGCTGACGGGTGAGGACATCACCGAACGCCGAAAGCGTATGCAGATGGCAGAGGAAGCCCAAGAACTGCAGAAGAGATTAGCAGAGGCGGAAGAAGCACGCCGTTCTGAACTGTTCCCCTATCAGAGGGACGCTCTTGCTACGCAGATAGACATAATGAAGTCGCAGGAAAGACGGCAAGAGGAACTATTCCCCCACCAAAAAGACGCCCTTGCTACTCAGGTAGAGACGGGCAAACTAAACTTAGAGAACACCCGTCTGTGGTCTATGTATCAGCGGGGGGTGGTTCCGTCCCAAATCAACGACCCCGTGCTAAGACAACAGTATGAGCCGTTCTTCAACTATATGAACTCCGTGCATAGTCTTGAAGCCGTGCAAAGCACAGAAGACTTAGACGCAGTGTTAGGAGCAGTGCCCGAAGAGTGGCGCGGAACCTTAGAAATTATAGGGCGAACTCGGTTATTCCGCAACCAAATGCAAAAAGAAATGCTTGAGCGACAACTTGCAGGGTTAGACCTCAACTTAGCAACGGGCGAGGTTCAACTGCGCTCTCTCCAACTCAATAACGCTCTAAGTGTCGTTCTCGGCAACATAGACAGGGAAGGTATGAATTGGGACAAACGAACGCCCGAACAGAAGATACAAGCCGTGCAGAAGTGGCTAAAAAACGCGGGCTTGGACGGTGTTGTGCCCGAAGGCTTTGCCAATATGTTTCAGCGCGTGCAGTCTACTGACGCACGGCAGTATGCGCTTCTGCAACTACAGACGGAACTACAACTGCGGGCGAGTATGAGATTGGCACAACAGCAGTTTGGGTTCAGCCGTATCCTGCAAAACGAAGCGTGGATGAGCAACATCGTTGCGGGCGCGTTGGGACAGGGACAACAGGGAGGTTTCGGCGGTATGCCTTTTGGCGGTGGTAATGTAGCCCCTGTCGGCTTCCCTGCGCCCCCGACCATCAACATCTTCAAGGGTGCTTACGACAATAATGGAACCAACATCAACGAAAGCGGGCTGACTAACTATCTCAAAATTCCTGCAGAAATTCCTGTTCCTTTTGGGGGCGGAACCGCACCGCTGAGTGCTTTGGCGACGCGAGCAGGCGGTATCTATAGGAGACTTGGACGCTCCGACGCTACTCTTAGTGCGGAGGACATCAACACCCTGATTGCTTATGACGCGGGGCTAATAATGGGAGGGGCTATGGGAAGCCCGTTTCCAATAGATTGGAACACTGCCTTTATGATAGCAAAATCGCGCGTTATCCCCGCGCTAAAGGCAAACCGTCCGTATCAAGCAAACACTCCCAACTATCGGCAGGTTCTTGATAATTGGGAGCGGTGGTGGGAACAGAACATAGAACGGGGAACCGCGCCTGCGCCCCCAAACAACAATCCGCAAATACCGACGGGCACAATCGGGGGGCAAAACCGTCTACCTGCGCCTCAGTCTCCGACTACGCAACCGCAAGGAGGGTCTCCGCGCTACTCTTCTCAGGCGCGAAAGAAAAGAGAATAGTTTGAAAGATGGAACCAAAACTACCATATGGAAACCCCCTGCTTCAGCCTCTCAATCCTGAAGCGATGGAGTATCTGAAGCAGGTGCTGAAGGCGGACAGCATACTTTCTCTTCCTCAGAAGTTAGCGGGGCGGGTGAGTATGCGCGACTTGGCGCATTACGCGCTTGGCGAGTATCATCTTATCCCCCCTGCTCGCCGAGAGTTAGCCCGTGCGGTCTTTGAACTCTACCGTCCGTCTCCTATGATGGTTCCCCCGATGTTTTCCGCGCCGTCGGTAGACATAAGGTTGCCAACTGCTCAGGACATAGGCACACCGCAACCGCAGGATGAAGAAGAAACAGGGTGGTGGAACGGCTTTTGGCGGACGCTCTATGCGATGACCACCACCTTAGCCTACTCTCCATTAGCCCTCGCAAAGTCCCTTGTTTTCGGGTCAGCAAGTGCAGTATTGGGCACTACGGGGTTGACCCCCGATATGCTCAAAGATATAATGCAATATCTAAACCCCAACGATGAAGAGCAGGGGTATTACTATGCTACTGCAGAGTTTTTCTCGCGACTTTACGAGGCGGGGGGCAACCCTATTGACAACATCACATCCTTCTACCGCGACCGTCTAAAGAGTAGCATAGGGGAAGACTTGCTACGGGCGGGGTCTATCATCGGCGCGTCCATCCCTATTGGGATAGCAGGGGCAATAGAAATGGGTGTTGCAGGCTTAGAGACTGTTTCCCAAATGCTTGGGATGGCGACAGCAGGGGAGAACCCCTTCACAAACAAAAACGCTGTCTACGCCTTTCAGCCCCTGCTTCGCTCTATGGACGCTAATACTCGGCTGTTCACGAAGGAAGGGAAGTATTGGGACTTGGGCACGCAACTGTTGCGCTATCAAAATGCGCGGTTCCCCATCAACGCCCCGCTTGCTACCGACAATATGCGGGTACAAATTACGACAAAGACGGGGCAAGTGTATCAAAGAGACATACCGATAGAGAGTTTGGAAGTGGAACTTGAACGCCTGCGTGCTACCTTCCCCGAAGTGCGGATAGTTAGCGAAGACCCCCTCAGAAGCCCCCTTGTTTTCAACCTTTTCGGTAAGACTATCAACCCCACCTACGCCTTTGGGTTGTTAGCCGAAGTCGCTTTGCCGTTCCCCACACGGGGTGTAGCAGGCGCGGTGCGATTGGCAAAGGGCGCAAGTCGCTTCTCTGACGAATTCGGCTTCTTCGCTCGCCGTGCTTTCGCTCCCCTTTCGGAAGGAGCAAGGTTGGCGCAACGGACGGAAGCCCTTGCAGAACTTATCTTCCTGCCCTCTTACACCGCAGGCGCACTGCCTTTCGGCTTAGCAAGCAGGCTGTTAGGGAAGGCAGGGGTGCGTATGCCCCAAGTCAACATCGGAGCAGGGGGACGCTTCGCGGGGCTAATGCATACGCTCAACAAGGCAAACGAATTCTTCTTCGCTCAGCACTTCATCCCTTTTGACCTGAGTAGCGGGTATAATGCTACTATGCACCGCCTGTGGGACAAGGTGATGAAGGAAGCACGGGACGCGGGCATAAATGTCGTAGAGCGGGGCAAAATCAACGACGACCTTCGGCACTTCCTGAACGCGCCTGCTGAGGAAGTGATGGCGAAGATGGCGAACGATGAGTATCACCCCCTGCTAAAGCACATCTTTCAGAAGGAAGGTATCACGGCAGAGCGAGTGCTGACAGACTTGTTTGAAGCACGCCGTGCTATCTTCTCCAAGTATGGGGAACAAATGAGCCTCATCGCGCACAACCTACACCGAAGCGAGATGAAGTTTAGTATCGGGCGAGGGTTGGCGCGGGCGAACCTTGCAGTAGGAGACGCCGTGCAACGAATGTCAACAAAGGGGCTAACTAAATGGCTCTACCCCGCTTGGGGCTTTCAGGACACCGTTCATCACCTAACCTCTTTTGGTACGACCCTTGCGACCGCTATGCAGGGACGGTTGCAGGTGATGGAGCGCACAGGGGCGGAGATGATACGAGGTCTAACGGGCGACCCTGCTTTCAAACAAAGTGCCCTCTATCGGGCGCACAGGGAACTGTCGGAACTACGGGACGCTATACGGGCGCAATATGGCGACCTCAACAGCCCCCTTGCTCAAAAGTTAGCGTCCCTGCAGATAACTGACATAGATGAGGCGTTGAAGGCGGGGGAGAAGTTTATGACGCGAACGGGCATACTGCCCGACAGTCAAATTTACGCTCGCCTTTTTGAGAAAGGCGACGACGGCGCACCCGTGCTTCAGAAGGTCTTAGATGAGTGGCAGAGGATGAATGCAGAACTTGCTCAGACAAACAAAGCCTTGACCCCTGAGCAGGCGTGGAACGCTGTGCCAAAGGACATCAGGGATAAAACCAAACTGCTTCAGTCCGAAGCCGAAAGCCTCTACAAGTGGTTTCAGGGGACAGAACCTGCAGAGCAGATGTTGGCAGTAGGTATCTTAGGGCGCGGTGCTGATATGACCGACGACTTGGGTAAATACTTCCTAAAGACGAAAGCCCTGCGCGGTCTCGGCTTCACACCGCAGGCGTTAGATGAGTTAGTGGAACACTTCAACAAGATAGAGGGAAGTATAAACCTGACCTCCGACCAACGCCTAAAGTTTCAGGGGCTACTCTACCGAATGCTTCAGAACAAAATCTTCTCGCCTGACGAATTAGTGGAAGCCCGACGCTTCCTTCAGGACATCGGGTTCCCTGCCGACAAAATTGACGATATGCTGAGTGCCTTCCAAGCAGGGCGGTCTCTTATCAGTGCAAACGAAATTGCCTATGACTTCACCTACTTTGAAGCCAAACGGCTCCTTGACAAGATGAAGAAAGCACGCGACAAGTGGGAAGAGGCATTCTTCAAGACGGCAACGGAAACTTTCCCCGACTGTGTTCCGTAATGTAGTATAGGCGAGGAACTGAGGTGAGACGATGAAGATAGTGCGGTGTTTGCGGTTGCCCGATGAGTTAGACGCTATCCTGATGGATTTCGTCAGGAACAGCGAGGGACGGTTGCAACAGACCATAAAGACGGCTCCAAAAGCGGGGCAAAGTGCCGATGAGTTAGCCGAGACGCTCAACCTCAATTGGTCTGCCTTCGCGTCCAAGCAGTTTCCGAAGGAAGTGCAGGCGAAGGAAATGCCTTCGCTCTTCATCAACGCGCCGAAGACAACGCAAAAGCCAAACGGGAAGGTTGTCTACGCTTTTCGCCATCCCACTAAGGTAGACGAATTTCAGAAGTATCAGGCGGAAATGCAGGCTCAGTGGCGGGCTTTCTTCAATAAGCAGGGGGTTCAGATAGATGAGGAAGCCTTCTACCGCCTGTCGGGGATGTCGGGACTGAAGCCGATGTTGGGCGACCTGTCTGCTACTTCTGCCCCTGAGCAAGCCCTGCTGTCCGTCGTAGACGAAATTACTGCGCGGGTAGCGAACGCGCCGAGCGGAATGGCGATGTCTGCCCTGCCCAAATTTTCCTCTGACCCTGCTACCGATATGCTTCTGAGCAAGTATGTCGCCGAAATCTACGGGAACTTTACTTCCTATCTGCGAGGGCGGTATAGCGACGCAGGCATAGAGGGCATAGACGCCATCATCTCCCTACTAAGTCAAGCGCGGGGCGAGTACCTTAGTCGCACTATGACCCACCTCACGGGCATACAATCCGTCCGACAGCCTATCGCCAATCCGTCGCAGATAACTGTCGCGGAAGTAAAAAGTTTCTTGGAGACGCAAAAGGGGCTTCCTCGCAGTGAAGTAGAGGCGTTAGCACAGCGACTAAGTGAATACTTCGGCGAGGCGGACGGGCTGTCTTCGCCCGATGTCGCCTTCCTTCAAGTGTACCTTTTAGATGTCATCAACACTGCGCCGAACTCTATGAAGGGGATAGGTCAGGCGGACGACCTAAACCACATCCGCTCTTCTGTCTACCGCGCTTGGCGTATCCCTCAGTCTGTCCCCAATCGCAGAAAAAAAGTTAGTGCTATCATAGAAGACCTTTTCAACAAGCGCATTCCTGAAGATACCCCTGAGCCTCTCCGCCGATGGCTACAACAGCACGGGTGGACGGACGCCAAGCCGTCCGCGCCAAAGGTAGAAAGCAAGGCGGAGCCTTCTGCGCCTGCTAAGCCTCAACCTGAGCCTGCCCCTCCCCCTGAGCCTACCCCTGCTTCTGCGCCTACGGCGTTTGAAGAAGCAGTGCCTGCGGTAGAGCAGACGCCTGCGCCTACGGCGCGGATAGAGACCTTCCCGTCCTTTGATGATTGGACGCCTCAGCGGGCGAACGGCGCGATGATAGAGTTAGAGAAGACGGTATCTTCTGTCCCCACCAACCGCGCTACCGCCGTGCTGAAGCGGGTGTTTGGTACACCCACAACCGCCAACCTTCCGTCTGACCACTTTCAGGAACTGTTAGGGAGACTGAAAGCGTCCGAGCGAATGCTTTCAAGTCCCTTCTTCAAAGAAGGCGTAGAGAGCCTGCCCCCTGAAGTCCGACAGGACATAGCCGATTGGCTTCGGTCTCTTCGTCGCTTCGGAGAAACCGTAGAACGGGGGGTCAGTGAAGCCGACCGCGCTGAATTCATCCGTATCGTAGATGGCTACCTTTCGGCGTTTGGAGAAGCGAAGCCTGCCCCTGCTTCCGCCGTAGATGAGGCGTTAGAGCAGATAGCCGAGCCTGCGCCCGTGCGGGCGGAGCCTGAACCTGCCCCTGTTGCGCGAACAGAGGAACTCACCTCTACCCCCGTGCGGGCAGAGGAGCCTGCTTCCTCTGAGCCTGTCCCTATGCGAGCAGAGCCTGAGCCTGTGCGGACAGAGGAACCTGCGCCTGTGCCTACAACTACTCCGCCCCCTTCGGAGCCTGCGCCTCCGCCCCCTGCTACGCCTACGACGCCTCCGCCGTCGGGAGCCATAGACCTACCGAAGGGCATAGAGTTTGAAGAGTTTGGCGAGACCCTGCGGGCGATTATGATGGAATACGGCTTGCCGACCATACGGGGCGCGAAGCCTGAATACGGCAAGATGGAGCAACTCATCTCCAAATACTTTGGGTCAAACGGCTCCCTTAGTAGCATACAGGACACCATTCTGACGGCTTTGAATGAGATGGTGAGCGTCAACGCGGTGAACGCTCATCGGGGGATAGGAAAGAGCCGTTTCTTCACCATCCAAGACGGGCGGGTAGTATTGAAAAAGGGGTTTCAGGATGAACTCACCGCGCAGATAAACGCCCTTCGGCAAGCGGAACCCCTGCTACACTTCCTCAGCGACGACCAAATTGCGGGCTTCTTGGTCTTAGAGGACGCACTGAAGGCGTTAGCGCACTCGGCAGGCGATGAGGCTTTGGAAGCCTTGCCGTTCTTCCACAACTTCCTTGCTTTCCGCCTGCTCAATCCTGAGCAGGTAGACGAACTGCCTACTATCATCTCTACCCTTGCGGGGGCGATGAAGCAGGGGGACGCGCAAACGGCAAGGAAAGCCGTAGAGGACATAGAGGTCTTTATCAAACAGCGCGTCGGCGAGCAGTGGTTCCAAGAAGTAGAAGACAAACTGAAAGACATCTTCACAACAGGTATCATCTCTCGCCTCATCACCGCCTTCTTCCGCAAGTCGCCCGTGCTATACTACGGCGACGGCAGGCTGACCGAAGGGGAGTGGTCATCGTGGGGCACTTTCGCAAAGCGACAGTTTGTAAAGACCCTGCTCACTAAAGACGAAGCGTGGGCAACTTTTCGCGCAAACTTCGCCAATCCGTTAGAGGTAGACAAACTGAAGGAAGGCATACTGACCACCCCTGTTGTTAGACACCCTTACCTTATGCACGCGCTACTCACCTATGCGGACGAAGCAGGGTTCAATCTGCCTGCCTTAGTCGCGACTGCTGATGTGTTCCGTCGGCACATAGACGCTATGCGCAACCTTTACTTCAAAAGCGGTATCCCCCCGTCTACCCTTGCCTCTATTGACGACTTCGGCGTCAGCGGGTACAGGGCTTGGCTGACAGAACTGCGGACTGCTCTACAAAGGCAGGGCTTAGATGACGCCGACCGCGTTTTAGAGCAGGCGTTGGAAGCGGTCAAGGGTGTAGAGGACGACCTGTTGGGCTTTGAGGTGTTGAAAACCATCTTAGGGTTTACTAACGACTTAGACGGACTGCCTGCGCTGAAGCAGGCGATGAACAATCTGTCTAATGTGATGTTTGCCCTGCACGGCTTCTACAAGAAGGCAGTCGTTGCGAACATCGGCGAGGAACTGTTGCCCATCTTTCGCGCTTTTCAGGATGAGGGGCTGATAGGGGAAGTTATCGTCTCTGAGCCGAACTTCTTCAGCGGGCGCAGTCTGCGGAAGGCGTTGAAGGAAGAGTATGGCGATGTGGACGCCGACACCGCGTTCCGCTACTTTGTAGACGGGCTACCGCCGTCTGTCCGCTCCATCTACTACACAGCGCAGACGGCAGGGAAGGGGGCAGAGTTTGACCTGTTTATACCTTCCTTCGTCGCCGACCTTATTGCACAGCCGAACTTTCTGCGGACGCGACAGGTATGGGACACCCTCAACAACATCTTCAAGTCGTCGGTTATCGTCTACAACCCCCCTGCTCTTATCCGCAACGCCTTTACAAATACTATGCTGATGTGGTATGTCGGCGGGGGCAACATCTTCAGAAAGAGCATACGGCAACTATCACCCTATGGCGACATACCGCGCTCTTTGGAGACAGGCTTAGCCGAAGCCTTCAGCCTGCAAAGAGAAGCCATCCGAGAGATAAAGAGCGGGTCAAAGTTAGCGCGGGACTTGGAAGCCATAGACCCGTCCATCAGCCTGCTTCGCACCTATGAGCGTCTCCCTGAGTGGGAAGTTATCAACAGCACGGATAGCAGGGCAGTGCGGGGGTTCCGATGGATAAGCAACCGCGCGTTTCTAAAAAGTGCGCACGCTTTCCAAACGATGTCCGAGACCGCCGCGAAGTACGCTTCGGTCAAGGAACTGCTACGGCGGTGGGGTAAGTTAGACAATTACACCGTAGACGACCTTATCAAGGCGGTTGCCGAGACAAACGCTTGGCTTATCAACTACCGAGTAGTGCCCCCTGCTGTGCAGTTTATGCGCAAGTATCTTGGTCTGTTCCCCTTCATCACTTTCCAACTCAATACCCTCATCAACTTCGCTCGCCATCCTGAGCGGTTCTACACCGACCTGCTACGGGGCGGGGTCTATATGGAGCGTCTGCACAACATCTTCTACTTCCTCGCGAACGACCCCCTGACGGCGCGGTACGACATACGGGGCGAACAAAAGACCCTGTTCAAACTCTTCCCTGAGTATATGCGCCATAATCCCCTGCTTGTTGCCGTACCTGACGACAGAGGCGATGTATGGGCGATGGACTTGACCTATTGGTTGCCCATCGGTGTCTTTGAGACGCAGTATGACCCCCATCCCCTGCTTGGCGAAATGCCTATGCTTCTACCTCAGTTAGCGACCATCGGTTGGATGACCGACTACAAAGATTTAGTGCGATATTTCGGCGGGGCTATCCGTCCCCTTGCCGAAGCCATCCTCAACAAGAACTTGCTTACGGGGCAACCCATCTACGATGAGAACCTACCTGAGTTAGAAAAAGCGCGGGCGATAGGGGGCTTCCTTGTGGGGCAAATCCCCTTCGCGCGGTGGTTGCTTGGTATGGGCTTCGGAGCGCGGGAAGTGAACCCGATAGGGCGCACCCGAAGCACCGACACCCTGCTTCAGCGCGGGAGTGCGCTGATGGGTATCCGCGCCTACCATATGGACGCGCTTCAGGACGCGCGGATAAAGGAACTGCAGGCGAAGATGAACGACATCAACCGCACCATCATATCCCTTATGAACAACCCTACGCTTGCTCCGCAACGCAAAGCGGAACTTACTCAGATGTACCAAGAAAAACTCTATGACCTACAACAGCAGTTAGATGAGCAACAGTTAGTATGGCTTCCGATGGTGGTACGGTTGGACGGTAAGACCCCTACCTACATCAACACCCCTGCTGACTTCGGGGCGGTGATGGGCACTTTGCAGGCACAGCGACGCCTAAAGACGCGAGAGGACTTTTTCAACGAAGCCTACCCTCCTTATATGCCTCCACCTATGCCATACGACTTAGCAGGGGCGATGGCAGAAGAAGAGGAGTGATACTATGTTCAGACGAATGGTGCGCAAGGATGAGGTAAAGGACGCCATCTTTACAGACGGGCAAAGCGAGTACGGACTGATGTGGGTACGGGAAGATAACCCCCTGCTCACTACCGATATGCTCTACCCCGCTTCGCCTCAGATGTGGCAAATGCGAACAGGATTGCTTCGGCGGTCTTACGAACTGTTGGAGCAGGCAGATTGGCTAAAGGTGAAGGCGGTGGGCGAAGATGAAGCAGGCGTCCGCACCCTTGCTCTGTTCCTTCAGTACCGCAAACTGCTGAACTACCTGTTCTCCCTGCCTGAGAAGTATGAGGCTTATTCGCAGGCACTGCAAGCGAACCATCACCCGTCAGTGTTCATACACACAGCGTTAGGGCAAGCAGACCCGTCTGCCTTCAACGACTTCCTGCCCGACAACGACACCCCCCTGCTCACTGAGGAAGAGTATGAACAGGGCATAGATTGGCTTCTCAGTGGGATACAGATGGCGCAGGCAGAAATGGAGAAGCAGGCGCAGGGAGCGCAGGCGCAGGCTATGCCCCCGACAGAACTCATCAACGCTATGCCGAAACAGCGAGGGCAAAGCCGTACATCGGCGTCCTTCGGCTTAGGCGTTCTCAAACTCTTTGGCGACGACAAAGGAGCAACCCCGTATGGGGGTGGGCGCAAGCGATGACCATCAAAAGCGAGGACATCATCCTTCGCACCCCAAACGACTTTTACTTCCTCAACCGCTCTGTTTCTGACGAAGAAAGGCAAATCCTCACTAAAGGCGGAGCGGGGCACAGGGTTATAGGCGTGCCGAACGCGAAAGTGTTGGAGTTTTGGCGGAGCGGGGCAAAGGTGAAGGCACTCTTTGGGGGCAACCGCGCGGGAAAAACCGAGAGCGCGACGATAGAGGTGGCTTGGTGTCTTCTTGGCGACCATCCCTTCCGCGAACTCAAAGCCCCCACGCGCGTCCGCTACCTTATCCCCGATTACTCTATGATAGAGGGGGTCATCAAACCCAAACTACTACGCTACCTGTCCCCTGCTCACCTCTACGGGGGTTCTTGGGAGAAGGCGTACAGCAAGCGGTTCCATCAACTACGCCTACAAAACGGCTCTCTGTTGGACTTCAAAACCCACCTGACCCCCCTACTTGGTTTAGAAGGCGTCAGCCTGCACTTAGTGGTCATAGATGAGGAATGCGACTACGAAGCGTATAAGAGCCTGCTTGTCCGAACGATGGACACAAATGGGCAAGTCGTTATCACCGCGACCCCCCTCAAAGGGCTGACTTGGATGTGGACGGAGATAAAGGAGAAGGCGGACGGCAACCTTATCTTCGTCGCGCACCTGACTACCGAAGAGAACCGCTTTTTGGATGAGCAGGGCGTGCAGAGAGTGGCGACGCTCATAGACGACCCTGCTCGCTTTCAGGGAGAATTCTTTGACCAACGGGTGTTTCCCTACTGCACGGAAGCCTTGCTGATAGATGAACCGATAGCAGGGGGCACATACTATGTTGGCTTTGACTTCGGCGTCAACTGCCCCGCTGTCGCCGTTGTTGTCCGCTTTGCCGACGATGGAAAGGTCTTAGTGGAAGACCACAAGGAATGGCGGAACACAGGGCTAAGCGAAGTCTTAGACGAAGCCGTCGTATGGCTCAGACAGCAGGGGTATACTAATGCGGGCGACCTACCCATCTTCATCTATGACAGTGCCCTCAACGGCAGGGACACATCGGGCTACCCCCCTGCTTGGAAGTTTGGGGAAAAGGGCATAGCGTCCCTGCCGTCTACCAAGAAACTAATGGAGAGTATCGGGGTTCTCAACAGCCTTATGCGGGCGCACCGCCTGCTGTTCTACGACAGAAGTCTCCATCGCACTATGCGCGGGATGGCGTACAAGCACGGCAAGGAACTACCCAAGAAGGGGGACGACGCCGTAGACGCGCTCCGCTACGCCGTCTATCACCTCTATTCTACGGGGCTACTGCGCCTCAACGACGAAGCCCCTGCCCCTGCTTCTGAGGCGGAGCCTGAAGAAGAAGTCTTTCCGACGGCTTCTGCCATCATCGCCGAGCGGATAAAGCGACGGAGAGAAGGTAAGCAAGCGCAAGTAGGCTACGGGCGATGGAACCTTTTTGGCGGGGAAGAGCGTTTATGAAGTAGAGGGTGATACTATGACTTCGGGGCAGTTTCCTGACCTGCTAAAGGGGGATGGGGCTAAGCGGAAAATAGCGACCGTGATGGGAGAATATAAGCGAGGCACGCTTCGTAGCGGTAGCGGGAAGAAAGTCCGCAACCGCAAACAGGCTATCGCTATCGCGTTATCGGAAGCCTATCGGAAAGCAACGAAGAAGTAGGGGGAAGATATGACGGTTTCGGGTATCATAGACGAAGTGAAGGCGGTGCTACGGACAGAGGGACTGCCCCTTACCGATGAGGAGATAGCGCGGATGGTGGGGCGGGTAGCCCAAACCTTGTCTACCCTTATCCCTCTGCTACCCATTCGCGACTACATCTCCACGACAAAGCAGGGGGAATACGCTTTGCCGAGCGACTACACCCTCATAGAGCGGGTGGTTTATAGACCGTCCGCTTCTGCGACCATCGCGGGACGGAACACTTCCGAAAATCGGTTGACGGTGTGGGAGAACCTACGGGAGCGGGGGTGGGCAGAGAATGGAATGGTGTTAGACAAAAACAACGGCGTCCGACAGCGGTATCGCCTTTTCTCAGACACAAGCATAGTCGTTGACGATGTTTCGGCGTTCAACATAGGCGATGTGATTGAAGAGGTAGCGGAAGCAATTGAACTGCCTGTGCAAGCCATCACTGCGCCGAACAGCGAAGTGCGGGGAGTAGCAGAGGACACGGCTCCGTATGCGGTAGGCGTGTACGGGCGATGGCTACGGCTGTCGCCTGATAAAAAGATGGGGAGCGAGAACCTTACCGTCTACGCCTATGTCTCTCACCCCCCTGTGGCTAATCTAACTGACGCCCTTATCCTTCCGCCTTACACGGCTCCCCACCTTGTTTATGAGACCGCCTATCGCCTGCTGTTGCAGTTTGCAGGCGAGGAAGCACCGCCGTTAGTGCAGGCGTTGAAGAAGCGGGCGGACGAAGAACTGCAGACGCTGATGATGAAGTCGGCAACCGTGCAAAATCCCCCTGCTATCACCGCCTATCGGCGCAGACGGCGAGGAGAATAAGCGATGGAGAAGATAACGAAATTACGGCGAGAGAAGGCTCCCAAAGAAGGGTATAACTTCCTGCGCTTCTTAGAGAACTATACTATGAACGAATTAGGGCACTTGACCCTTCGTCAGTTATACGAAGCGCGGGAAGGAACGGATGTAGCACGGCGAGAGACGCAACCGTAAGGAGGTAGTGATGAACAACCAAACGCCGAACTTGGGGATACCGATACCGTACCCCCGCTCCGCGAATGTAGATGAACTGTTTGATTGGGAAAAGTTTCTCCACGACGCCTTTATGGTGGTGGACAACGCGGACATCCTTTTCTCTTCCCGTATCCGAGTGGCAGGGAACCGTCCTCTTAGCACTTTGCTGTCTGAGTTAGGTAGCGCGGGCGGGGGCTTGCTTTACTTCCCCACAGGGGTTTACGAGGTCAACAGCACGCTCATCGTTCCTGCAAATGTGCGACTGATGAGCAACAACGCCGTGCTTCGTCCCACCGCGTCTTTTTACAACAGCGGGAACAACGCGATGTTCTCGGTAGCGGGGGACGGGGTAGTCTTTGAGGGGCTGACCTTTGAGGGGCACACCTCAAACAACGATGTCCGAGTGTCAGCCATCGCAACGAACGGTTATGAGACGACGGTCATCCGCTGTCGCTTCCTGCGGATGGGCTACACCGCTGTTGACCATCGTAGCACCACACGGAACGGCTTGCTACGAATGCGAGACAGTCGGTTTGAAGACTGTTGGGGCGACTGCATACTGACGAACCTTTCGGTAGACGCTGACAGTGTTGTGTTCAGCCATCCATCTTTTTCCATCTCCACAGTCGCGGCTTTTCGGGGCTACGGTGTCGGCATAAAGGCGGAAACGCAAGAAGAGCGGATACTGAAAATGGTTCTGCGAAATGTTGAGTTTGACCGCCTGCTCCGTACCGCCATCGTCCTTACTGCTAATCCTGCGCACCCTGCCTATGAGGTGCGGATAAGCGGAGTGAAGGTAAAGCAAATCGGACTAAGCAGGTTTGCCAACCCTTCGGGCGAAGCCTCTGCTATCGGAAACGACGAAAGCCTGTACGGGGCACTGATATATGTCAAAAGCACGGCGGTAAACGCGGAAACAGACATAGGGACAGTTCACATCTCCGACTTTGATGTTGACGAACCCTTCGGCTTTATTGTCCGTTTCCCTGCCAACAACGAAAAGCGACACTACCTGAGCAGGGGGCGATATAAGCAAAACAATACAGGGTGGAGCGGGTCTAACCCCTTCAACCCCATCAGCCTGCGCCTTGCCCGTGCTTTCATCTCGGATGTAGAGGGGCTCTCCCTGATACGGCACTTCACTAAGCAGTCAGACGCTTTTGGCTCTTACGATGTTGTCTTCCAAAACTGCCGTTTTGCGAGTACGGGCGACTTCGGGGGCACACTTGGCGACCAAATATGGTTCATCAACTGCACCTTTTTAGGTACAGCCCCTGCTCCAAACGGCAAATGGTTCATCGGATGTAGTGGAGCGTCAGGGTATATTGGAAGTAATGTGATAGCCTCTGAGGGGGGTCATATCAGCAGTTCCACTATTCACTTGGGCACTTTTCAGACAGGAATGTGCTTCAAAACAACCGCAAACTTTGGTCAAAAACCACAAATAACAGCAGTCGGGCGGTTGGCAGAGGCAAACATCCGTTCAGCCGTGCTTCTTCCCCCCAACATCTTCTATGTCGCCGAAGGGGACGAAGGCGCGACCGTTTTTCAGAACATCCATCGTCATCCGACTTACGACGAAATAGTATCAGGGTTCAACGACGGGAATAGGTTGCCCAACGGGAACCATCGCCGTCTTATCGCAACGGTTCCCCTTCCTCGCAACTTCTATGTTCCTTCTTCTACCGAAAGTGCTTTTGCCCTAAAACTGCGAGTGTCGTTCTCCTTTTCTCAAGGACGCGCAGACCTTATACCCATTAGAGTAAGAATAAAGTGGCGAAAACACGGGGAGACAACTCAAACCACAAAGACCATATACTCTTTCTACCCGTTGACAACTCAGCCCATCACAGCAGACAGTATCTACAACGCAGAGTTTGTTTTGTCGCCTGCTCACCTACCGCCTTATGCCACAAACGGCGGGTGTTTGACTATAGACATAGCACGGCGGTATGTTGCGAACGAAAGCGACATCGTGCGGGTACACGGTGTTGAACTTCTTTATCCTGCCCTACTTGAGCAATAAGAGGGATAGACACTATGTTAGTCTTTGGACAGATAGAGCCGATGGGGATAGGCAACCTTGTGCCTTTACCGAAGAAAACGGCGAAGGGGTTGCAGGGAGCAGTCTACAATCAGTTTGCCGAGCGGATGTACCGCCTGCTACCCCATCGCTCTATGCCCAACCCCATTCGGTTGGTCAGTTTTGAACTTGAAGCCCCTATCCGTTCCTTTTCTGCCTTCATAAACCCTGCGGACGACGCGCTTCAGTTTACCGTCATATCAGAAGAAGGGCAGTTTCTGTCTCACACACAGCAACCGCAGTATGTCCGCTATGTCAACAACGGTGTTGCCGAAAACCGTGAAGGGTTTGAGCAGGGGTATGTTGTAGAACACACCGTGCAACCGCAGTTTGTCGTCAACAACCCTGCCACTACACCTACCACCATCGCCACCTTTACCCTGCCCGATGGGACAGGAACAAAGAAGGTAGTGGGCGCAGGGGCACTTGGCAACGGTAGCACGGCTACGATTACCCCCCTGATACAATACAAACCAAAGGTGCTAAGAGGAGCAGGCACTACGGGAGAAGTCCGCGTGCGAGAGAACACCGCACTTTCCCCCACCTTTGACCCCCCATACCGCGTGCTGTTCTGCTACTATGTAGAAACGCCAAAGGAACGGATACTGTTGCCTGCCACGCTCAGCACGGCTCGCTTTACGCGAGACGAATTCTTCGTCAAAATCAATCAGTCCAACATTCCCGTAGAGGTGCGAGAGAATGTAGCAGGGGTAGCAGTCATCGTTTTGTGGACAAACCAAGACAGACTTATAAAGTTTATTCCTATTGACACTGCGGGAGAGACCTCTATCAGTATTGACCAAGAAATCCTTGCCAACGCTCCGCCCTTCAACTTCCATACTGCCAACCTTCCCTACAACCCCCGTGCTATAAGAACCGTCGGCAATCGCACCTTCTACCTTTACCCCAACGAAGTGCGGATAAGTGCTTTGGGGCGGATGTGGGACATTCCCGACGACCTTGCCCCTGCGGGCATAGCAGGGGGCGGGGGGATAGTAGAAGTCGGCAACGCCTTAGATGTGCTACCCTTTGGTTCTCAGTTTCTACTTCTTACTAAACAGGGGGTCTATCGGTTGTTTGAGCCAACGGAAGGAGAATGGACAGCCGTTTTGTTGCCCTACCCACCCCCTCGCCTTATGTTGCCGTCGGCGTTATTCCCCACACCTGCTCAGACGACACCGCAGGGGGTGCTATACTACGGGGGGATGTGGTTTGAGGTGGCGGGGGCAAACGAAGCCATCGGTATCACCTATCTGCCTCTTACCCTGTTGCCCTTGCTAAAGATAGATGGCTCCGAGCCGTCTATTGCCGTAGACATAGACGGGAAGGTATATCTCATCTTAGACCAATCGTTTTACGAGGTGGAAACAGCAGGGGGCAAAGATGTCCTTGCGTTCAACGGACGCTACTTCTATGTCAAAAACATCTCTATCTATGAGATAGACCCCTTTGCGCTTGTGTAAGAGGTGAACTATGCGGTTCAGTCATCCGTTCTTCTTCTCAGGCTCAGGAACAGGGAACATCCCCCTGCTTCCCCCTTCTCAAGACGGCGTGCGGACAGAGTATGAATGCCGTTTCCGTTTCCCCAACGAAGTGTTCATAGACCGTTTCCTCTTAGTCTTAGCAGGGACAGAGCAGGTCAGCGCACGGGTTATCATCAAAGATGAGCGGAGCAACAGGGAAATCTCGGAAACTTTCATCGCACAGCAGGGGATGAACACCATCCGCTTCAGGGAGCGGTTGCGAGCGGACAGCGTGAAGGTGCAGGTGTTGATGGGTCAGGAAGACGGCGTGCTTCCCTACACTTACGACGCTTGGGTAGCCTTTGACTTGTTGGAGCGTATAGGGGGCAACAGAGGATGAACAGTCTAAGCGGTTTCAACACACAGGAAATCCGACGCCTACACCCTTACCTTTCTGCCCTAATTCGGCGTGTCAAGGAGTTAGAAGACCAAGTGAGCGGAAGCGCGGGGTCAAACATCATATGGGGTACGGATGACGACATACTCCCAACAGGTAGAAACAATCTTGGGGGCACTCTCAACAAAGTCGCCCGTGCTAACCATCAACATCTTTTTAGGTTCCCCATAGCCATCCCCCTGTCTACCCCTGACGGGAGTGCTTACTTTGATATTGTCTCCTCTGCCATCAACATCTATGTTGACAACGCCCCGACAACGCGGGTGGTAGCAGGGGCACTGCCTGAAGATGTGTTCCCAACGGGAGGCAGAAGCGTAGGTAATGCCCCCCGCTATGCCTTTGCCGACCACTCTCACCCCACAGCCATCTACCTTCAGGACGACCCTCAACCCCCCGTTGTGAACGAAATCCGCTACAACGCGAACCACAAGATAGTCCTGTGGGACGGCGCGACTTGGCTTCCCCTGTCCGTAGAAACTTTTCAGGCACAGTGGGGCACAGACGATGATGTTCAGCCGACCAAATTCAGACAAGCAGGGGCGTCTACACTTTTTGCGCGGGCAGACCACTCACATCCTACTGCCCTGCTACCGCAAGATGACACACAGACCCCTGCGACAGACGAAATCCGCTACAACACGAACAACAGGCTTGTCCGTTGGGATGGCAGTGATTGGGTTGAAATGTCAGGCGGAGGCGGAACAACAGAATGGGCGACGCAAAACGATGTTCAGCCTACGAAACTGAGAAGCACGGGGACTACTACTCGCTTTGCGAGGGCTGACCACTCTCATCCCACTGCCCTGCTACCTCAATCCGACAGTCAAACCCCTGTTGCCGATGAAATACGGTACACAGGGACAAACCGTTTAGTCCGTTGGAACGGCAGTGCTTGGACAAACCTTATAAGTGCGCTTCCTGTTCCTGCCGACCCTCTTATCCTGCCTTACGACACTGAGGTTAGCAGTCCCCAAAACCGTCAGTTAGTCAATCACTCTTCTTGGGACAACATAGGCAACGCCACTGTCTTTTACCGAGACGCCAACAACGGTCAATATCGCCTTGTTTTTGCCCGACCGCTTGCTGTTGCCACAACATCTACTCCTTCGGGAAGAGATGTATGGGCAAGTCAGGCAAACGAATTAGTGCTAAAGCAGGGCACAGGCTTTTTTAGAGGAGGCGTGTTGTGGAATAGACGGGGTGGCACTACCGAGTGGTCTCCCGTCGGTGTTCAATTATCCGACGACGGACTTTCTTTCCCCTCAGATGTCGGCGTGCTTATCCGAAGTTCACTAACAGGCACATCGGGTAGCAGGCGATGGTTTTTGCGGGGAGTGCAAGAAGGCGGTTCCTTCCGCGCTCCGTTTGCGGGCATAGCCACCTTCACGGGGGAAAACACCCCCGCCCCTGCGGATTTGGCTACGAACCTCAACGACGGCTATGGCTACTTTATTCACGACCTTGACCGTATAGATGTTGTAAAACCAATTACGGACGGCAATAAGTACCCTACGATGTTGCCCCACCACATTATCTCCCCTGTATGTCGCACTTTCATCACAACAAGCGACCCAAGCGGGCATTATGTAAAAGATGAAGCGTGGTTTGGGATGACGGTTGTTGCTTACTACACAACCACTTCTGCCAACACCAACCTTACAGCCTCGCTTCCACTTACTTTTGTCCCGTTAGGGATAAGAGCAGGGCGGGTAATGTTATATCTCCACAATCCGCAGTCTACGGCTATTACAACCATTTTTACAGTAGGAGCAATACAGCCAACTGCCACAGGGTTTTTAGATACTTATGTCAACAGCAACCCATTCACTATTCCTGCAGAAACAACTATTGCACAAGACATAGGTTATCTTACTTTTACCCCGTCTACAACACCTTCTCACCACCGTTGTTTCCTCATCAATTTTAGGGTTATCCGTGTAAGGACAGCAGAAACCTCAAATTCACACAAAATATTATGTCTTGGCTTGGCTATAGTGCCACAACGCAGTGCGTAAAGGAACTTCAAGCACGGGGAACATCGTTATAGAATATGGAGGTACAACCTATGGTATTGCCAACAGGTAAGGCACGGGAGACTAAGTGGGCGTTCTATCGGATAGCACCGCCTTTTGCGCCGATAGAGAACTTGCAGGCATACTTTGACGCGCTGTCGCCCATCAGGGCTATCAATCTCATCGTCCTTCACCATACAGGCGCGGACACCTCGTTTCGGGGGGTAGACGCTTGGTATGACATAGACCGCTATCATCGGAGCAAGGGGTGGAAGGGCATAGGGTATCATTATGGTATAGACCCTATGGGGGGCATATGGTCTTTGCGCCCTGCTCGCCTTATAGGGTCTCACGCTGAGGGGCATAATGCCCTCAGCATAGGTGTTGTCGTATGGGGCAACAAAACTAAGACGGACGCACAGTATGACGCCCTGAACCGCCTGCTAAAAGTGTTGCAAAAGCGGTTCCCTTCGGCTAAGGTAGCACTACACAGCCAACTCAAAGCCACTGCCTGTCCGTCTTTGGACACGAAGCGACTGAAGGAGGTGCGATGGTACAAATGAAGATTGGTTGGTTGAAGCGGATACTTCTTGCTTGGCTTATTCCTGTCATCGTTGAGTTTTTCAACGAAGTGATTGAAGGACGCGAAAGCAGGCGGATTGCTGAGCAGTTAGACATACCTGATGAGAAGGTAGACGCCGTGCTACAGGCGGTAGCGCAACTGCTTATACTGAAATTAGAGAAAGCCATCAGACGGGTGTAAGGAGACAGGATGTATAAACACATCGCTTCAGCGGATGAGTTAGGCTCGGCGAAAGGCGCAGACATCTTCGCTTTGCAGAAAGCGGTGGGGTTAGACCCTAAAGACCCTGTGCTTCAGAAGTATGAGCGGTTGCGCGGGTTCTTTGAGGCAAAGACCCCCCGCTTAGACCGCATTCAACGCTTGCGCTTTCGCTACAATATGCAGGCGCAACGGCAACCGCCGTTGGAAGGGGGTAGCAACATCGTCATTCCCATCACACGCTACATTTGTCAGTCGGTGGTAGAGCGACTGCTACTTACCCACTTTTCGTCCGAGCCGTACATCCTTGTCCGTCCCGTCCGCACAACGACAGCGACGAACGACTTAGAACTGCTTCTTCATCACTATCAAAAGAAACAACCGATGAAGGAGTGGTACAAAGTCATCACTGACGCGGTGCTGTTAGGTACGGGGGTAGGGTATAAGATGGTGGTAAAACCCACCAACGACAACGAGGTCAGCACGCCCTACCCCTACCTCCGCTATGTGCCCTTAGAGAACTTCTTCGTCTACCCCGAACTGCCGACGCTTCACGGCGTTATCGCCGTCGGGCACAAAGAGACCGTCAGCCTGAAGTATCTGATAGACGAATACAATTTGCCCGCTGAGGTCATAGACCGCCTGTGGGCGTCCCCTGCTACTGTTCCTGACCAACACCCACTACGGGTAGAGACCCCGACAACGGGGTGGGGCATAGCCGAACTGAGCAGGGTCATCTATTACTACGAAGGGCAGTATTATCACATCCACTACCTGCCCCGCTTCAACCTCTACCTGCGCAAGGAAGAGTATCCTTTTCCTGTCTTTCCGTATGTTGTCTACAACATTATGCCTTCTGCTACCATCTTTGGTACAGGGTTGGGGCAGATGTTGGAGCCGTTTGAGGAAGAGATAACGGAACTGCACAATCTGCGGTTAGACAACCACCTGCTTACAAATATGCCCATCTTCAAGGTACGAAAGGGTAGCACGGCGCAGAAGATAGACAACTTCAGCGCGGGGATGAAGATACCTGTTGAGACACCGCAGGATATTGATGTTTTACTTATGCCCCAACAGTTTGGGGGCATAATGCAGGAAGAGCAGGCTCTTATGCAGTTAGCGACGCAGATAAGCGGTATCAACGAAATCCTAATGGGGCAAATGCCCCCTGCTTCCGCGACTGCCTACGCGGTTGAGACCGCGCTGTTGGAAGGCGCGGTACGCTTCAAAGCGTTCTACGCTTCGGCGAAGGAAGCCTTCCGTATAAACGCGAAGTTAGACCTACTGTTCCTAAAGAAGTATGGCGATGAGGTCTACATCAGTCAAGTCCTGAACGCTACCTCGCCTCTCATAGACTTCACGATGGAAGACATCGTGCGAGAGACCGAGTTTACGATAGAGCCGAACACGGCTTCGGTCAACAGGGAGACTGACAAACAGCGGTGGCTCATCGTCCGTCAACTGATGTATGAGCAACTGCCACCTGAAGGGAAGTGGGAAGTAGACGCGCAGATACTGCGCTTGATGGGTATCAACCGACCCGAAGCCATCATCGGCGAGAAGCCTGCTACTCCCGAAGTCCCGCCTTCTGCTCCTATGACCCATCCGTTGATGGGGCTAAGTATGCCTGACGGGATGATGGGCTTAGCAGGGGGCGACCCAACAGGTAGTTTGGGGATGATAGGATGAGAACGACTGTCCCGTTGGAGAAACTGTTGGAAGCCTACGCCGTAGTGCAGGCGATAGAGGAATTCATCGGCGAGGAGAAACAGCGGTTGTTGACCGCCCTGCTCCTTGCGGATGAGGATACTGCGTCTGTCCATCAGACAGTGCAGAAATACACACAGCAGAAGGTGCGCTATCGCACCCTGTGCGACATAGAGCGGGCGATAGAACACGCTCGCTATGAATTCACCTACTCAGTAGGAACTAAGGAGGAGTGATGATGGATATGCAAGGAGTACCGACACCGCCACCGCAGGATACTGCGCCTGCGCAGGTGGAACTGTCGTTTGAGGAACTGTGGCGACAGGAAATTGAGCGTCTGTCGCAGTTAGAGGAGCAACAGCGATGGTCTCAACCCCCACAGCCGTCGCCTGCCCCTGCCCGCGCTCGCCCTGCTAATGAAGCCGACGAAGAGGGCGAGGCAGAGGAGCAACAGTCGTCTGAGTTTATCAAGATGGCGGTCAAGGTTGCTATTCAGGAAGGGCTGTCTCCACTGTTGAAGGAACATCCTGAGTTAGAGGACTTGGGTATCGTCAACCTGACGAAGCAATACCTATCGTCCTTCCCACCGCACGCTATCACGCCTGACCTAACGAAGGCGACCGCGCTGATGTTCTATGGGCTATACTCGCTGAAGCAAAGGGAATATCAGGCGAAGAAGCAGGAAGAGCAGGCGAAGACGCAGAAGCCTTCGTTGCCTATGGATGAGACTGAGCGTTTGCGACGGTATGCAGAGGTATGGGGCTTAGACCCCGACGACCTGTATCAGAAGGTCTTAGCCGAGCGCACTAAGGAGGTGCAAGCGCGATGAAAAAGACCGAGCCGACGGCAGTAGAAAGCAAGGAGCCGATGTCCTTAGAGGAAGCGCGTGCTTTTGTCCGCGCCATCACGGAAGAAGACCCCCTTGCAGTAAGGAACCCTAAGCAGGGGTATGACTACGGATGGTTTGCCGTAGACGGCAACCACCCTCACTGCACCGATTGGGCGCAAGGACGCGGATGGGAGATAGTGAAGGAAGGAGACGGAGAGACGAACGCCTTCGGTAAGGTGCGGTTCAGGGAACTGCAACTTATGCGCCGTCCCCGTGCTATCGGCGAAGCCTTTTTGGAGGCGCGGAAGGCGCAATTTGACGAAATGGTGCGTTCCGCCGAAAGAGCCTACTTCAACATCCAAGATGAGATGGAGAAAACGGCTACGGACGGCGTTCCTGAGCGCACTATCATCATCTGACGCGAAACCTAAAGCGCGGGGAACATCGTCATATATAAGTGGGTAGGGACGCCCCTACCCTTTGCCCTGCTCTCCTTGAAAAGGGGCAGGGCGTTGAAAAACACAGGATGAGGTGAAAAACGATGGAGGAACGCGGAGTAAAGGAGCAAGTAAACACTTCGCAGGCGTATATTTGGGAAGACGCCGTGCAGTATGCTACCTATCCTACCGCTACAACCTACACAGATAGTCAGGTAGGCGATTTCGTAAATTTGAACGCTTCGGGGCAATTGGTGCGTAGCCCTTCAAGTGGAGCCATAAATACTTATCAAGGCGTTGTCGTAGGGATTGCCCCCGACAGTGGCGAATATCCTGCGTTTGGGGCGCACCTAAATCAGCCGTTGGTTGCCCTACTTTCGCCCAACAAAACGGAACTGATTATGCGCCAAATCAACGCTTCGGGCAACTATGTCGCCCCGACGCTAAATGTAGGCGCGACGACGATGTTTGTCTACAACGCTACCACAAAGCGGTGGGGAGTGCAGGCAAACGGTACTAACCCTGCTACGGGGCGAGTGGCTCAGGTGCTGAGCGACGGACGCCTGCTGATTGTCTTCGGAGGCTAATAAAGGAGGGTTATGAACGATGAATGCGAACATTATGACTTCAGGGCAGTTTCCCGACTTGTTGCGGGTAGGTATCCGCGAGGTGTTTCTCTCGGAGTATCAGAACTACCCCGAAATGTATAGCAAGGTCTACGATGTGCAGACCTCTAACCGCGCTTACGAAGAAGAACTGATTATAGCGGGCTTCGGGGCTGTGCCTGAGTGGAACAGCGACGGTTCTGAACTGCCGACCGACCGCGCTCTGACGGGCAACCGTGTCCTCTATGTCCACAAGGACTACGGTATGATGTGGACGGTCAGCAAGCGACTGCTTCGCGAGGACTTGTATGCCAAGATTGGCGCGGAACTTGTCCGCGAAGCCGTCCGCGCGATGAAGCACACTACGGAGTTAGTGTCTTGGAGCGTTATCGCCAACGGCTTTAGCGGTAGCCGTCCGTTGTTTAGCAACGCTCAGCCCCTGCTCAACGGCGACACTTTTCAGAACCGCCTGACTGTCGCCTTGACGCCGACGGGGTTGGAGCAGGCTCTGACGCGCTTCCACCGTTGGCGCAACCATCGGGGCATTCCTGTTGTGATTGAGCCAAAGCAACTGATTGTCCCGCCTGAACTGAAGTATGTTGCCTACACCCTGCTTCACTCTACTTATTACCCGAACATCGCAGGGAACGGCACTACCGCGCCAAACAGCACGGGGTCTGCGTTCTATGAGAACCCCTTCAAGAATGTCGTTCCTGATGTTTTGTGCGTTCCTTACTTGACCGACCTCAACGATTGGTTTCTTTTTGCTTCGCCGAAGGTACATAAACTGCGGTTCTTTTGGCGCGAGAAGCCCGCGACGGATATGTTCACGGACTTCCGCACGAAGGGCGTTATGCACAGCATAACAGGCGCGTTCTCTGTCGGCTTCACCGACTTCTTCGGCGTGCTTGGCAGTCAGGTCTCCTAAGCAAAAGAGAGGACAATATGCGAGGACGACAAGTGCCAAACAGTCTGTTGACGATAGCGGACGACAACGGTGCTGTCGTCCCTCCTCCTTCTTCTGTCAATCTTTTCTCGCTCAGCGGGCAGAAGGAAATGTTGCAGTACCTCGCGCAGTATCTTATGCACCGCTTCAGTGAAGGCAAAGCAGGCGGGCGCGAGGTAGAGACTTTCCTGCGGTTGTTAGAGATGGCTCGGACACTTTCGGTTGACACGGAGCCTGTCGGTATAAAGGTGGTGTAAAAGATGACGAAGAAGCACCTCATAGCCTTTCTCATCGGTTGTGCCGTCGCGTCGGTAGCAAAGAGCGCACCTGTCAAAGAAATGTTGCGCTTAGTTCCACAACCGCGCTTTTCTTTCCGCGCCGTTTCTCACACCCCGCCCCGCGCTATGTTGATGGACGGCATACTGCCTGTTTGCAGTGTAGCAGTAGAAGGCGACATCCTTTACACAGCAGGGCACTGCGTGCGGGGGAAGAAAGAAGGCGACGAAGTAGAAGTGTTGTTGCAGAAAGGGGGCGAACCCACTCGGCAAACAGTCTATCTGCGCAAAGTTTATAGCGACATCGCCATCTTGTCTTTCTCCAAAACGGCAAAAGGAGACCCCCCGACGGGGGTAGAAGTGAAAACAGGGGCGCGGGTAGTGGTTGTGAAAGGTGTTCTGCTTTCTGATGACCCTGATGTTTACCGCGCTTCTTTGCCTTACTTTGAGCGCGAAGCCAAAGTCCTCGCCGTTTTCACGGCGAAGGAGATAGGGATGACCGACCTGCTTCCTGACATCTCTCCAACCGCCAAGTTTGCTGTGCTTGACATCGGCAGTTTTGGGGGCAATTCGGGCAGTGGGGTCTACATCGTAGATGAGCAGGGCAAGCGACACCTGATAGGCGTTCTCTCCGCAGGCGTGTCGGACTACACCGTCGTCGCACTCTTTTGACGACAGATAGAGGTAGAGAAGGGTATGATAGAAACCATCACCTACGCCATCGCCTACGCCATCGTCTGCTTCGTCATCTGCAAAACCTGCTTTCTCCGCGACCGACTGAAGAAAGCAGGCGAGGGAGCCATCCTGTTCATCGCACTTTTCTTCGCCTACAACACCCTTCAGCCCCTGCTCCCCAAAGAAATTGACCACCTGCTCTATACGACGATTTGGGGCGTCCTCTTTGCCTACGCCGTCCCTACCGATAAATCGTGCCAAATTAGCCACGAAAAGGACGAAGACGACAACGAAAAGGACGGCGTAGAGAAAGAGCCTAAAGAGGACTAAGCCCCACCGATTTCTGAGTTCAACTGACCGTTTGACCGTTGTGGGGGTTTGCAAGCCCCACAGTGAACTCAAAAAGCCCGCGACGGTAGACATAAATGTTCTCATCTCATCACCTCTGTCCCTGTTTTTGTTGTAGCCAAAGAAGGAAGGCTTTGAAGCCTTCTATGGCTATGCGAACCAAACCGATAAGACCTGCTATCATCGTATCACCTGCGTTGATTATACCCGATGGGGTGCGCTAAAATCAACGGTGCGTTGACTTTA